TGCGCTTAGTTAAATGGCGTTTGGCAAACTTGCAGGTGCTGGTTACATCCCATATTTGTACATGGTCTTTGTCTTCGGCTTTACGAATACCACGTCCGATGGACTGGATAACACGTACAAAAGATTTTCCAGGCTCCACGAGAACCAGGTTGAAAATCCTAGGCAAATTAATACCAACAGCAGCAATACCGTAGGTAGCAATAATAATCTTCCCAGTGCTAGTTGCCACTTCGTCATATTCATCTTGCCTCGCCTTTGCTTTGGTTGCACCACTAACAAACACCGCCCGGTCACCTAACAAGTCCACTAATGCATGCCCGGCAGCTACACGATCTACTAGCACCAGTGTATTACCTGTGGCGTTAACTTGTGCGATTAGTTGTGCAATTGTTTTAAGCCTATCGGGGTCTTCCAATAGGAACTTTAATTCGCTTTGATAATTGGTAAAATCTGCATGATCAACTAACTGCACCACGTTCACATGGCATTGTGCCAAGACTCCTCGATCTTGTAACTCGCTAGCACTAAGTTGATTAATAACCGGGCCAAGACTACACTTCAGTGCTTGGAATTCAAATGGTTCCTTGGGTATAGTTCCTGTTAGTCCCCAGCGTAATGGTATACGGCTCATTACACCTGTGAGCAAAGTCTTTAGTGCGTCGGCTTTGGCCATATGGACTTCGTCAACAATAACGCATACAACATCTTCTAGGAAATCTTGTATGGTAATGTCGCCTACAGAGTTCTTTGTATTCTTTAGTAAGACATTTAAACTTTGCCAAGTGCAGATAGTATGCTGTCGACCAAATTCCTTACGGTCGCCAAAGAACACACCCACATCCTGTTCCATGTTGATGTAGTCTTTTTCTGTTTGTGTTACTAGACTCTTATTAGGAACAATAATAATAGTGCGACCATATGGTGTCACGGCGTTACTCAGTGCGGCTGTGATCACAGTGTTATGGTGTATTAATCCATTTGCATCACAATATAAATGTGGTGCTGGGATTGATATATCATAACAATCTTCATTGTCAATATAGCGTATCGAAGTAATTGCAACAGACCCTGCCAAATGATCTAATTTATCACCAATTGCTACATTTTTTGCATATATGTCACTGCCGCTGGATTGTAGTATGTGATTTTTGGCAACCTTGATTGTATATCCATTATCAAACGACAACTCAACCATGGGAAGATTATATTTTTTGATAAAACAATTTACTTGAACTGTGTTATCTACAGCAGGAACGACTATGCCTAAATTACCTACATCTATTTCTATATTGTCAATAAGAGTTGTTGCATAAAACTCCTCAATATATTCTGCCAACTTTCCGATGGATAATTCTTTATTATTTCTTGTAACATCATTATCCAGCTCCTGTTGCAATTTATTTAGCATAAATTTTCCAAAAGCAGTATTTTCATCAATTGATAACCGCAGTTTAGTATCGCCAGCCAAACATTTACCAGCGCCAGTGGCAATCTCCTGGATACATTGTGGATTCTCAAGGAAGTTGTTAATGATCTCTACTTGATAGTCACGCAACTCCATTGGTTTACCTTCCATTGGATGTCCTTTACCCCACATAATATGCCCAAAGGTTTGTTCTGTTACCTGCTCAAACGCAAATGTAGTAGAATAGTCCCGTTGATCATCTAGCTCAATATCATAGTTAAACTTTTCAAGTATAGGAATAATCTCTGGTAGTAAATTTACATAGGTGCTACCGCCGAGCTGAAAGTAACTAATTTTACCATCCCATCGGCCAAGACGAACCGCAGGTAAGTAACGAGCACCCGGAACATCATACTTAAACGCATTTACCAATGCACGGCGAACATCGAGCTCTAGGCCTTCTATTTTAATATTAACTTCATCTTTGATTATAATTGTGGCTGTTCGCATTGTGATAGTATAACATACTTAGCAAACTAAAGTCAAAAAAACAGGCCCCTAAAGGCCTGTCGAAAGTGGGTAGTTTGCACTACCCAGGAGCTACCGTTTACTTACCGGGTCGTTTACCCGATTAAGAATTTTTCATACAAGTGCTAGCGGCTAGTGCCTTCCAGTTATCACTGGATACATTGGTTAAATCTGCAATCTTAAGTGCCATACGCAGGCTCATTTCACGCAGTCGACTTTGATTAGTTTCCATAAACCCAATGATCTCGTCACCTTGTTCTGAGCTAAAATTGTAGTCTGCAAACAACTCGCCCTTTAGGTAAATCTGCTTAATACGCAAGAAACGATCACGCATGGTGTTAAGGGTTAAGTCTATAAAGTGACAACGACTTTGTAATGCTTCTAAGTGGTCTTGCAACTTCTTAGATTTAAGGTTTTGGAACTGTAAATTGGTAATAAAAATACAGGAACCTTTAAAGTCAAACATATCAGGAACGCCTTCACGACGCAACATGGATGAATCACTATTCCAGTAGATACGACGCTTCTTACCAGAGTCCAGGGCGGCTTTAAGAATGTTCAAGCTCAAGTCGTCTTGGAATACCGAGTCACAGTCATCAAAAACTATGACATTGTTCTTGTCAGAATGTTTATACAAGGTGCAGTATAATCCAATCGGAGTCATAGCACCTTTGATAACTTCATACTTGACACGACGACCACTCAACTGATCAAACAAGCCAGAATGTTCTAACTGTTTTTCCACACCATAACTCTTGCCCACACCAGGAGGGCCAACTACAATCATAGCACGGACATCTCCTGCAATCGTGGCCTTAGTCATTTGGTCAAGAATGTCAAAGCGTTCGCCAATACGGGCAATAACTTCTTCATCAGTTTCCACCGGCGCGGTATGAACATGAACACGAGGATGAGCAATTGGTGTTATAAACTCGCCAACTGGTGTAGATTCGGCAGTAAATTCTACATCTTCAATGCCAGTGACATTAACACGAACTATTTCTGGTAAGTCTGGGCCAAAAAAGCCATCTGATTTTACAGTCACATAGCCTCCCTTGGCTCCTGTTTGATAACCTTTAACTAGATTAAAGGTTATATTGTTTACGGGTTGATTACGGTATGTTCCGTTTTTAATAATTACTGT